AACTGTACTAGTAGTTGCATCTCCCCAATCTATAGTTATATTTTGAGAACCTGATGTTCTTGTAAATGTTGTTCTAATTTGACATGCTGCATCTCCAAGATCACAAAATAAGAATTGTACTTCTGTTGCTACATCTGTAATTACAGGCCAACATGCAGGTCTAGAATATACTGCTGGACCTGTTGTTCTACTAAAATAATTTTGTAATGGTAAGTTAAATGCCATAATTATATTGTTGGGAATATAGTTATTTCTCCTGTTATATTTGTTTGAGGTGGAAATAATGAATAAAATGTGCATGATCCTGCAGCTACTGTTACTTCAGATTGCATTCCACAAGTTGTTACTTCAAGATAACTAGTCCTATCAGGAGTAAAATCTACTCTTGTATTTACTGTTATGTTTACATTAGAAAATGTATATGTATAATATCCACTTACAAGTGACCAACTTGCTGAAGTTAATGTTTGAGCTGTTAATTTATATATGCTTCCACCTCCACCTCCACCTGAAGAATTTATTGTAACTACTCCTGTACCACCTGCGGGAGATATTGTAACATTTGTTCCTGCAACAATTTGTGTAACTCCACCTCCTCCTCCACCTGGAGCTGCCCATGTACCATCTGCACGTAAAAAGTTTGCAGTACCACCACCACTTGCAGGTGCAAGACCTTTTAATGTAGATGTAAATGTATCTATTAATGTTGTAGCTTGTGTACCAGTTAATGTTTCAACATTACCCGTACCTGCTGTTACTCTTCCTTGAATTGTACTTGTTGCTACCTGTGCTAACATAGCATTAGTAACTACATTTGCAGCTATTGTAGTAGTTATTGCAGTTGTTCCAGTTCCGGTAACATTACCAGATAAAGTAATAGTTGCAGCTGAAGGTGTAGGTATATTTAATACATTACTTATTAAAGTAGCAGCACCTGATCCTGTTGTTGTTAAACTTGTTATTCTGTTTGTATATGCAGTATTCCAATCTGCACTATTATTAGTTATTGAAGTTCCCCAAGCTGAACCTGTTGAAAGTGCAATACCTGCTGCAGGATAAACCATTCCACCACCACCACCACCACTTGACCATGAAGAACCATTGTAAAAGTTGAGAGCATTTAAAGTAGTGTCATAAACAATAAGTCCACTTGCAGGAGTAGCAATAGCATTCTTCTGTGTTGTGGTCATTACAGGTGGTAAAAAGCCTTGTGTTGTAGAACTTACTTGTAAAGCAGCAGTTGTTACTGAAGTGTTTGTTCCTATGTTTACAGTACCAGATACTGATAATCCATTAGTTGGTGCAGCAGTACTTGCACTATATCCTATAGCAGCATTACCATTTACCTGTAAAGAACTACCAATTGTAGTAGTGTTCACACCCAAATTTCCACTTGTATTTATTACTATACCACCTGTGTTCCAACCACCAATTGAATTTTTAGTAGTAAATATTAAATTGTCACCTGCATTTCCTGTTTGAAATTGTGATGTATAAATAGCTGCAGAACCAAATCCACCACTATTATAAAATCCAATTCCATTTAACGCACCTGATGCAGCATTTGTATTTCTTACATATAAAGCAGGAGTTAAAAGGTTTGCAGTAGTTGCACTACTATTTACTAAAAATGCTGATGAATTAGTATTGCTTGTTGCTCCTATTATTGCAGCACCTGCAACCGCTAAACCATTAGTTGGAGCAACGGTACTTACTGAGTATCCAATTGCAGCATTACCATTTACCTGTAATTTAGAACCTAAAGTTGTAGTTCCAATTCCTGTATTGCCAGCAGCATCTAAATATAATATAGTATCATATGTGGTTCCCGTTTGTGTTTGACTGCGTTGTATGGCAAAATCCCCAAAAACTAATTGGTCAGATGTAAATCTCCAACTTCTTGATGCAGCATTTGCAAAATAATTAAAAATAATATAAGAACTTCCTCCTTGTACTGCTAAACCATTTGTAAAGGTTTTTGTTCCATTAAAAGTTTGAGCAGCAGTTGTAACTACACCTCTAGCAGTTGCACTTGCATCAGGTAAATTAAATGTGTGTGTTGATGTTGCTGAACTTATTGCAAAATCAGTTCCACTTGTTCCAACTGCAAAAGTTTGAGTAGTTGCAGTTAAAGTATTTAATGTAGTAATTCCACTACTTCCACCTGAATATTGTGGAATATTTAAAACACCTGTTACAGAACTATATGTAGCTGCACCTGATGTTCCTGTAGTAGTTAAACTAATGGCTGATCTAGCTAAAGCATCTGTATATTGAGTGATTGTAGATGTTATAACACCCGTTGTATTGTTATAACTAATTCCTGTGCTTCCACTTAAAGAAGCTAAAGTAATAAAGTTAGAACCATTAGTAATTTGATTGTTGTTAGTTGGTATAGTGATAACTCCTGTTGTAGAATTATATGCTCCAGAACCTGCAACAAATGAATTAGATAATCTTGCTCTTACATCTGTGTAATATAAGTTAGTACCTTCTGTTACTTGTGAAGTTGTATAATCTCCGCTAACTGAAACTACTGCACCAGTCCTTCCAAATACACTAGAAACACCTGAAACAATTGAACCTATATTTCCATTAAGTTTTTGTATTGCAGTTAAAATAGTATCAGTTGCTGATATTGTTCCTGGACCACTTACATAACCAGTTAAAATAGCAGAAATTGCTCTAACATTAGTAAAATATAAATTAGAACCTTCAGCAATGTTTGAAGTTGTTAAACTTACAGCACCTGTAAAACCATTTACAGAAACTACGGCATCAGTATTGTCTACTTTTTGCCATACACCACCATTAAATATTGCCCAATCTCCAATGTTCCAATCAGTAATTCCATTTAAGTTAGTAGAACCTGCAACATTTACAATATAATAATATCCTGAAGTTCCAACACTACTTGTTAATGGAGGTGTATTAGTTAAAGCATTCCAAGTACCTTGATAAGTTGAACCACCTATTAAACCATTAATTTGATTTTGAACTTTACCAAAGGCAATTAAGATAGAATCAGTAGCTGAAATAGTTCCTCCTGTAATATTAACTCCTGTTAAAACTTTTCCTATTACTGCTGAATTTACTAAGATGGATTTGCATAAGTTCCACTTAATTCACCTCCTGCTGTAATACCTGATATGGTTGTTAAATAAGTTGAGTTATCATAAGAAATAACTGTACCTATAATTTTAACAAAACCAGTACCATTTAATGCAGCTTGTTTACCATTAAAAGCAGACCAATCTGTAATAGATAAAACACCTCTATTAGATGCAGAAGCTGTAGGTACATTTAATGTAATTACTGGAGTAGTTGTTCCTGTAGCTACAGTAGAAGATAAATCAGTACCAGTTGTACCTAAAGTTAATGCTGCTACAGAAGTTACTGTACCTGTTCCATAAGGAGCTGTAAAATATTCTAAAGCTGTTTCTCCAGCATTAACTCTTGCTAGTTTTAAAGAATTACCTGTTAAACTATCTAAAGGAGATAATTTAGTATTTAATGCTATTGTTCCTGCAGAAGTAATTGTACCACCTGTTAAACCTGTACCTGTAGCTACACTAGTTACAGTACCTGAAGTAGTAGATGGAGCAGTATTAATTATAGTAAAACTTGGTATAGTTGGGAATGTAGCAAATGTACCATCACCTCTTATATATTGTGATGCTGTACCAGTAGGTATTGGATAATAGGTTGATGCTGCTAATGTAATTGTTAAATATGGAGTTAATGCAGATGCTGTTACAAATCCTGATGGATTACCAGTTAAAGGATAATATAATAAATCATATGTTGGGAGTCCATTATTCCATACTACAGAAGGATTAGGATAAACACCAGATAAATCTCCACCAGCTGGCCCTGAAGGAGCTCCTCCTCCGCCACCACTACCACTGGTTAATAGTTTTCCAACTTTATCTACTACTTGCATCAGTATGTTATTCCATATATATAATAACTAGTGCCTACTACACTTGAATAGGCAATTATTTGATCACCCTTATTTAATGCATATGAGAATTCATCTGTTACTGTATCACCAGCTGATAAATTTAAAGCATACATTAAATTTGTTGTTGCTGTACCAGCATCATAAATAAATAGTTGTATATTATATGATACAGCATTATTAAATCTAACAGTAAATAATCTATTTAAACCTGCTGAAGAAGGTCCACCTGTTGCTAAAACAGTACCTGTAACAGATAGTTTTCCAGTTTTACTAAATTCAGCCATACTATAATATACAAAAATTTTATGACAAAAAAAATCCCTATGGTTAATAGGGATTAATAACTAACATTACATTAATGTTCCTGCTATAAAAATTAATAGTAAAACTGTTATAATAAAATAAGATCCAATGATATTATTTTTTTCATCTAACTCATAAGCATCTTTATTTTTATTATATACTGGTTTTTGAAGTGAAGCTCCAATAATCCAAAGTATTAAAGAAATTGCTAAAATAAATAACATTATTATATGATTCATAAGGTATCAATTCTACGTTGTAAATATACTAATGCTTTTTCTAAATCTTCTTTATTGTTAAAAGTTTTTTTACCAGCTCTAGCTAAATATTTTATTACATTTCCTAAGTAAAAATCTTTATCTAACTTCCAGGCTTCTAACACATTAAAAACTTCATATGTTGAATCTTTTCCACCATAGTATTTAGGACGTGATTCAAATGGTGGAATATCTTTTCTAAAATCATGAACATAATTTTTAGTATTATATTCTGAATCTAAACTATTTTTAGTTCTTTTATCTATTTCTTCTTTAGATAATTCTTTAGAATTAATTTTATCAGTACTTGTTCTTCCAGAAAAATACGGATTATCATCTGTTATGTTTACCATATTATTGCAATATCCATTTCATTAAACATTAGCTTTACACTACCATCAATGTCAACTTTTTCTGCATGTTCTAATTGTCCAGTTGGAATATATACTGAATCTCCAACAGCAATCTCTTCTACTTTATCACCTATGGCATATACAGTTAACCTGTTCCATTGCTTCATTGCTTCATACATTAAAGCATCTTCATCTTTTTCAGATAATTTAATTACTGATTCTTTTCTTACAGGAACTTCAATAAGTATTCTTCTTCCTCTTAATGTTTTAAATTGTGTGTTCATTTTATTATTTATTAGGTTATCAAATTTAATTCTTGCTTCTAAGTTAGTCTCTGACTCTGATGTTAATTTTTGCCATATACCTAACTCATGCTTTGTCATTCTAGTTATGTTTTAAAGTTGTCACTTTGTATTTAATAATTTTGACACAGCAGTCTGTGCACTAATTAATTCTCCTATAGCATGATCAAAAATAAAACTTTTAGAAGGTGATTTAGTTTCTTGATTGTAATGATCTTTTAAAATATTTACAATATCAGCAATATTTTTTTTTACTTTATAATCTGAAGAATCTTCTTCTGTACTAAATTCAATACCAATTAATTCTTCACCAAAGGTTAAAACTTTAGTTTCATTGATATCAATAATACCATTTGGGATGGGTGTAACTCCTGAACTCATAGTGTTGGTTTTTAAATATTATCTACAAATATATAATTATTTGTAAATAAAAACAAATATATTAAAATTATTTTCTAGAGAAGAATTTTTTCTTTGGTTGTTCTACTTTAATATCTTTTAATTTTTCAATAATTTTATTTGCTTCTTCTTCAGCAAATGTTATCACCTCTTCTTCTTTATCTTTTATATCCCAGTTATTTAATAAGATACTCATGTGCATTGTCTCATGCATAATTCCTGTAGCTTTTTCTGTAACAGAGTATTTCTTAAAGGTACCTAAGTTTATAAATAAAAAAGGTTTGTAAGGATCTTTAGCAATAAGTTTTTTATCTGCCGGATCATAATTAGTTAATCCATATATGTAAACACCATTACCTTTTGATAAATCTAGCATTTCTTTAACATTATAATAATCAAAAATTTCAGTAGCATCTTTACCTATAAGTAAGATGTATTTACCCATGTCAATTTTTTTCATAATTTTATTTACTTACCTTGACCTCGGTATAATTTTTTATAATTCTTAGAAGACTTAAGTTTAGAAACTTTAGTTTTTGCATGAACACCAGTCCGGGAAACTTTTGGTTTATCTAACTTAGTAAATGTATCTTTAATTTTTGCCATGACTAATTTTATAGTTTTTTTAAATCTTCTATATCTTTAATTAATATTAATAATTTTTTTTCTTTTTGTTCTATTATTTCTTCTTTAGTTTTTTCAATAACATCAACAAGTTCTTCTATATAAGTTCCTTGTTCATTATAGTATCCAATTAATTGTTTCATTTTTTTATATTTATAGGTTATAATTATAAAGTATGTATTCTTACTGCACGCACATATTGAAGGTCACCTTTAACAAGTGATTGTATCGCCCCATCAACAAAAGCCTGACCCACCGCATTTGTACCTTGGTACTCAGTAGAACTCCAATAGAAAGAAAAAAGATTAGTTTGAAAACCATTTGTTGAGCCTAAAATTTTATTTACAACAGCTGCTGAATTATAACACATATTTAACTCCCAGGCTGATGGTAGATACCAATCACTAAAAAGACCACCATTATGTAATCTTGCAATTCCTGCAGCATAAGCTGTAGTAGCAGCAGCTCCTGTTTGTGCTATAATTGCATTAGTATTTGTAAGTCCATTTGAATAACTTTCAGCTGCAGAACCTATTGTATTGCCCTGTTGTGCAAATACTGTCCAAGGTAAATTGATAGCTAAATTAGTTAGACTTGCAATAAGTGCTTTTTTAACTCCAGCATCATCCCATTCTGCTACTACTATTCCACCTCCAATTAGTTTACCTATGTTTGATCCAGTTGATCCACCAAAAGCAGTTACGGGAACAGTAACTGGTAGATATGCATCTCCCCTATTTGTATTAGGAACACCAACTACAGTAACTGCACCAGCTGGCATAGTTAGGCTATATTTTCCTTTTTTAAGCCAGGAAACAAAATTTAAAATATCCATTTTTATATTTTTAAGTATACTATAATATACAAATAATTTATTACTAAAACAAATGTGTATTATTCTGTATCATAAAACATTCTTTCAGAATCTTCTGTATGCCATTTATCAAATCCTTCACAGTTATAATAATCTTTGTTAACCAAGTAATCTGGTTTTTCTGGGAATGGTTTAGTTACAAATGAAGGCTCAGACCATTTGATTCTGTTATTAGGCTGGAGTGCAATCTGACCATTATCAAGTAAAATAATATGGTGACTCTTATGTTCTAGTGGATCTTCTGCTAGAGATAGATCTGTGTTAGGATCATTAGATCCCCAGTTTATGGTACCGTAATAACTACCCGGGTAAAACTTATGATCCTTCATATACACTTCTACTCTGGTATCATATAGATAAGAGAGATGGAGAAGAGTAAAATTATAAGAAAAACAATTCCATATCTGTAAGTAATGAAATGGTAGATCTGGATCCGGCATCTCTGGTTCATGTAATAAAGCATGACTTGGTAACTTATCCCTAAGTACTCCATTTTCTAAGAGTACTTGAAACAATGCTGCTTGACCAGGTAAACATCTTACAGATATAATTACCCCCGGTGTAAATTCTCCATGTCCTTTTTTATGTTGGTACATATATTCATTCCTTACAAATACTTTAAGAGGAAAAAAGTTGTGTTCTATATAAGCCATAGTAAATATTTTATGTCACAAATATAGATAACATCTGTGACATCACCAATACATAAATCTTATAGTAGGTAATTGTTCCCCCGGGTATATTCTACCTCAGATGTAGCCCCCATGATCTCAAGTTTATTTTACTAAAAACTGGACAAAGGGATATGGTTTTTTAATATATAAGGGAGGAAGGAGGGTCCCTATATAACACATCCCCCCACTCTCAGCCAGCCGGGGTACCCCCCATTGTTTTATACAGCTTCATACTAATCAGGAATTATTTTCTAAAATAAATTCTACCAGGAAATAGTTTTAGTATTACTATGAAGTACATAGTAACTATGTTATGCTATGTAGTATAGTATTGTATAGTATATACTAGAGGATGTCAAAGGTCTTGGCTCACCACACTATATATATAGTATAGTATATTATATTCTATATATAAAGCCTTCGGCATTTACAGCTTTATACTGTTAGGAATATTAATTTAAAATTTAAAGTTATGTGGTATAATAGAATTGTAATGGATGAGAATAATAATGAAATATTAAGAGAGAAATGTTTTGTTAGTGAAGTGTATGAGTTATATAATGGATTAGGTATGGATGTATGTGGTAATTATATAATTGAATTTTGGAGTGAAGAATAAAGGGATTAACATCCCTTTATTTTTTTCTTTTAGCCTGCGGCAGCTACAGCTTTATACTAATACTAAAATAATAAATGTTTCCAGGGGGGAACAGGGCCAGCCGTGGCTACTGTTTAATATACCTACGAGAGGATTCCTATGGGAAGCATTTATTATTTTTTTACAACAGCCTGCAGCAGCTACAGCTTTTAACTATTAATAAACTTTAAAACTATATATTATGAAAACAATTACTTACAAGAAAAAGATTGAAGTAGAAGCTACTGTAGCTTTTCCTGTTATTACATTTGTTGCTGAGAAAATCAGAATGTTTGAAGATGGTTACTCATGGGATACTATGGGTTATGTACCAAGATATGATGGGCTTACTATTGATGGTTATCATAAACTTACAGGCATGTATTGTGATGATATATGGAAAATGCTTGAAACATATGTCATGGAAACTTATCATGAAAAACGTACAGGATATGGTTCAATAGATTATCATGTGTATTCTGGTAAAGATGTTAATCTACCTGAGTTACCTAAGTTAGAAAACACAAATGGTAATGATGACCATGCAGACTTAGTTAACATGTTTAAGAACTTATAAGGGGAGTAATCCCCTTTTTTGCTTATGCCTGCGGCAGCTTTAGATACAGCTTTAGACTATTAAGGATTATAATTAGTATTGTTACCTTTTCTTTAACCAGGTAAATATCCAGTAAGCTGCTGGCCAGAGTTCAACTGAGTACATAATGAACAGGGTTTGGTCTATGTCCCTATACTATAAAGACCATAATTAATGCACCATTCTCACTTCCCAAGGGTGAGCAGTTGTAATATAGGTAGCGTGAACAGGAATAGAGCTTGCAGATTACTGTTACTTTTATAATAGAAATATTATAACGGTTGAAGGGCAAGTATATTACAACTGAGTGCAGAGGGGTTATTACCCCTTTTTTAAATAGCCTGCGGCAGCTTTATATACAACTTTGGACTGTTAGGGATAGTAATTATTATTAATCCATTAAAAAAATTAAAGTTATGGAAAAAGTTAAAGTACAAGCAACATTAGTGAATGTTGCAAACAATGCATTATCATTTGTTAATGCAGAAGGTAAAACTACATCTTACCGTAGATGTGTAGTTAATTTCAATAATACAGATTATTTTGCAAAGATTTGGGAAAAATCTTTTCAGAATGGTGTTACAGTAGGAAATACCTATACTGTTGAAATACAAATGGACGGTGAAAATTATTGGCTTACTGTACTTAATGGTACACAAGCAAAGGTTGCAACAGCAGAAGACTTTGCACACCTGTTTAGTTTTGCAGTATAAGACAAACCACACAAAGCACACCCTTAATTGGGTGTGTTTTGTTTATAAAGCCTACGGCAGTCTTAGTACAGCTTTATACTAAAAGGTTTGCAAGATAACAGTTGCTGTTATGTGTAGCAAATGTTTTTATAAAAACTGTTTGCAAGATATAATTATCTGTTATTTGTAGCAAGTCTCCAGCCTGTGTAGCTTTGTGACTTTAATACTGTAAATCAAGTAGTTATATTTTAGAAAATAGTGAGAAAGAGTGTGAAAGTGTGATAAAGTGAAAAACTATCACCATATTATTGGCAGATTGTGTGTTAACAGATTGGGAATAAAGCCTTATAATATATATTTATATAGCTAATCATTAGTATTGACTATATATACTATTAGTATTATCTCTCTCTATAGGGAAAGCAAGGTTAGTATTTCCGGAATATTTAAAATTTAAAATTATACTTATGGAAAATGTTTATTGGACTATGAAAAATGGTCAAAAGATTAATGTTGATACTATGGATATACAACATTTAAGAAATACTCTTAAGCTTATTATTAATAATAAAGCAAGAGTAATAACAACACCTGTAAAACCTAAGTTTGAAATACAAGGTGATATAGCACAAAACTTCATTGAGCAAATGCTTGAAGAAGATTATGCTCCTGAAGATTATGATGATCTTCATTAATTAATGTACCATTCCTGATTCCCAAGGTCAGGCAGTTGTAATACATAGGCATAAGACTACAGTTGTAGTTATAAATCCATACAGAGTTTAATTAACTCCAAGGTGGTATAGTTATGTCTGGTTTGCTAACACTTCAATCATTTAGCTAATGATTTGTGGAAACCACTATGCATTTTATGCTTGTTAATGGAAATCCTGTTATGGGTATTCTTACTGAACCTTCATATTAAAAAAGTCCCTAGACTTGTAGGTAGTGTAAAGGTAACAATGTATGTGTATTACAATTGAGTACAGAGGGATACCATAGCATAAGTGGTGATGAATCAATGCAAGTATATGATACTTATTATCATACATATAGGTTGAAAGACCTTGAAATCCAATAACATAAGATACATGAACTAATGATTGTAGTCATTATTGGTGCATATGAACAGGTGATGCTTAGAGGTTCATGGGTAGAAAGTTATTAGCATTAAACTTAAGGGGAGTAATAAGATTACTCCTCTTTTTAATTTGTAACCAATTAAATTTATATATATGATTACTTTGTTTATGATTACAGAAATAACCAAGTTGGTAGCTTCTGCACAGAAAAACAACATTACATTTTCCCAAGAGTATATTGATGCTCTTTATGATTTACCTATTAATGTTATAGTAGAGTTACGGGAATCTTACAGTGCAGAGAAATTAGTTTCTGCATAATGAATACATTAATATTTCTATGGTATCTGATTACAGGAGTATAATGAAGATTATTAATACTTAAAATTATACTTATGATTTCTCAATTTACATTAGAAGACTATAAAAACTTAGTCAATCAAATTAAAACAACCAAAGTTAAAGCTAGACCAGAACGTAATAGATATGAAGGTAAATATGAAAGAAAAGACTCTTTATGGAGAAGAGAAAGAACTAGACCTTGGGATAAATGTTGGTTCAGTAATAAACCACACATTATTAATTTAACTGTTGAAGAAGCAGCAAATAGATATCCAGACTATATGAAATGGATATATAAAAACTTAACAGGTATCAAATGGTCTGTCTTTACTGAAAGACTACTTATGAAACTATAAAAATTTAGCCATAGTATGGGTATTCCCTACTAACACATCTAGCGGACTGTGGCTTTATTAAATTAATTAACCTTAACAGTAGGATGGTAAAACTGTTATTATTTATTACTTATTTAAAATAATTATGAAACTATTATTAATCTTAGCTATAATGTATATAATTTTTATATGTTGGATGCTTACTAAAATTTAATCTTATGAAAAAACTATTAAAAAGAAGAAAAGAATTATTAATCTTACTTGATGAAGCAAGAAGATCAGATTCAGATTATGACTTTAAATTACAAGCAATTAATGACATAGACTATGAAATGTATCTGTTAGAAAAAGATCTATATCATTACAAAATGATGAGACCATTTAAAGTTATGTTATATGGTTTTATAATTATTAGTATAGTAATGTTAACTTATATGTTTTTTAAGTAATGTGTAATACTATTACTTCTGTATTAGGATTTGATCTTGATGCAGAGATTACAGATAATGAAGGGAATGTTATAGCTTCCGGAACTACTTGTAATTATATACCAGAAAATAAACCAGATTATGTATTTAATGTAGACTA